GCTTTTGAAATTGTGTCAAGTCTTTTATTTTTGTGTCTATGTATTGACTTTTGAATTGTCTATACTTAGTCTTACCTAAACGGAGGTTTTATGAACAAACACGATGAAGCGCACTACCATTTTGTCTTATCGGATATGGCGGATTTAGTCGATGAATACGGTTATGCTAATGTAATCAACGACTTAGAGGAAATGATTGCGGCTAAAGCCAATGCAATGCTATATGAGGTAACTAATGTCTAATCTTCGCTATGAAGTAAGGGACGAATGGGGCGGGTTAGTAAGGCGGTTTTATACCCGTGATGAAGCAGAGCAGTATATTGAAATGGATAAATCATTGTGGATAAAAACATTACCGAAGCCAGCGAAGATAGATGCCTTTGCAAACGCTTTAAAACGCCTTGGGAACTGTTTATTTTAGTCGTGCTAGGGGTAGCCCTTATCTCGGCTTACGGTGGCTACAAAGCCGCTAAATGGGAATTAGAGCATACCGTATGCGGGAGTTATCAAACCAAACACGCTGAATGGCATGGCTGGTTAAGTGTAAAAGATGGTATTTCGAGATGTTTTTATGTAGAATCAGCATACCCTTGGCGAGTACGTCATGGGGTTATACAAGTAGATGGGAGATGATATGAAAGCAGGTTTTAGTTCAGATGAATATGAGATGAGTTTGCCGGAGATAGCGGCGATAATGGAGTTGCACACCAGTACCGTTTACGAGATACAGAAAAGCGCATTGAAGAAGATTCGAGTATATTGCCAGTTGCACAATATTTTATTTGACGATTTGATTGACTCATTAAGCACTATGAAAGGGAATGAAAAATGAGAACAGCACCAAGAGGACTAATGGCGACATTCAAAGTTACCAAGACTTACTATGTAACCGTTGAGGGTGACACCGAGGAAGATTGCCATATCACGGCTGAGAACTTATCGCCTTCGGATATTAAAGAAGAAGATTTTGAGGATATGGAGATTGAACTGCATAGTGGATTTGAATATGCAAGTTTCTAAATTCGTAAAGCACCTACCCTGTGAGCATTGCGGCAGTTCAAATGCCAATGCGCTCTATGACGATGGTCATACCCATTGCTTTAAGTGTGAAACCTACACAGCCAGCAATGGTGAAACAACAACAATGAAGGCAGTTAAACCAATGAACAAGGATATACAATTTTATGACTCTGCTACTAATTCTAGTATCTCTGACCGTGGTATTACTTCGGCTACTTGCCTGACCTACGGTGTAAAACAATCCACGGGAAAACACTATTACCCATTCTACGACGCTGATGGCACACTAGCGGCAGTTAAAACCCGTGATGTTGCGAATAAGCAATTCAGCATTGCCGGGGACTTTAATGGCGCTACGCTGTTCGGACAGCAACTATTTGCTAAAGCAGGTCGATACCTGACTCTCTGTGAAGGCGAACTAGATGCTATGGCAGCGTACCAGATGCAGGGTAGTAAGTATCCTTGCGTTAGCGTTAGAAACGGTGCGGCGGCGGCTTTAAAGGACTGCAAAGCACAGTATGAGTGGATTGATTCATTCGAGAACATCGTTATTGCGTTTGATGCCGATGAAGCAGGACAGAAGGCATCTCAGGCTGTCGCTGAACTCTTTGGCGGCAAAGTCAAGGTAATGAAACATAGGAAGGGCTACAAGGATGCGTGTGACTATCTTAAAGATAATTCAGGCAAAGAATTTATTGATGCTTGGTGGGGTGCTGAGTCTTATATACCTGATGGGATTGTTCAGGGTAACACCCTCTGGGACATGGTATCTGCGCCTATTGAGAAGGCTGATTGCGACTATCCGTATGAGCAGCTTAATAAACTCACCTATGGAATACGGAAGGGCGAGTTGGTCATGGTTACTGCGGGAAGCGGACTGGGTAAGTCTCAATTTCTACGGGAGATTGTATGGCATATCCTTAACAAAACATCCGACAACATCGGACTTATGTTTCTTGAAGAAGGTGTGCGTAAAACAGCTCGTTCACTTATGTCGTTAGCCGCTAATAAACCAATCCATTTACCTGATGTAGAAGTAACACCGGAGGAACTAAAAGATGCTTTTGATCGAACTTTGGGAAGTGACCGTGTTTATTTGTTTGACCATTTTGGTAGCACTTCTTTGGAAAATATTATCAATCGAGTGCGGTATATGGCGAAAGCTCTTAATTGTGGTTACATTTTCCTTGACCACATTAGCATTATCGTTAGTGGCGGTGATGCTGGTGATGAACGCAAGGCTATCGATTCCATCATGACTAAGTTGCGTATGCTGGTGCAGGAAACAGGAATTAGCCTGATCTGTGTCAGTCATCTGAAAAGACCTGAAAGCCGTGGACACGAAGAAGGGGCAGCAACATCGCTATCACAGCTTAGGGGTTCCGGTGCGATTGCCCAGTTATCCGATATGGTGATTGGACTCGAGCGTAACGGTCAAGCAGAAGATATGATTGAGCGCAATACCACATCTGTACGGGTTCTCAAGAACCGACATTCGGGCTTTACTGGACCTGCTGGCAATATTCTTTACAACGGCAAAACAGGCAGGATGCTTGAGATTGTGGATACTCTTTAAAATAGTTCTTGACATGGCGTGTTTTTTAGTATATAATGGTGTTTTAAGGAGGATTTATGGTTTCTAAAGAACAAAGACACGCTTACAATCAGGCTTATTATGCTAAAAACAAAGAAAAAGTCAAACAACAAGCAACAGAGTACTATCACGAAAACAAGGATAAGGTTTTAACTAATGTTCGTGCGTATCGAGATAAAAACAGAGAGCTGATTCAAGAAAAAGGACGAGAGTATTACCGCAGAAAGCCAGTAAACAGGATGTTAAACAGAGCAAGAGCAAGGGCGAAAAAGTATGGATGGGATTTCAATATTGAGGAATCAGATATTGTTATACCGACTCATTGTCCCTTGCTTGGTATTGAGTTGTATATTGCCGAAGGAAGAAAAACTGTTAAAGACAATTCTGCTAGTTTAGACCGAATAGACCCAACAAAAGGATATGTGAAAGGAAACATCTTGGTAATTTCAAATAAAGCGAACACAATGAAAAGCAATGCCACGCCACAAGAATTGTTAAAACTTGCTACCAATCTTATTAAGTACATCACTGGAGAATGTAAATGACTGGAAACTGTGGTGCATTGTTGTATAATGGCAAAACTGGACGAATGTTAGAAATAAAGGACACACTATGAACAACGACTTAGTAGAAAAAGCACGGCAGTATGCCAAGACAGACGAATACTCTGTTACTCGTAACTACATAAATGCCTTGTGCTTGGAGATTGACCGATTGCGTACCCTTAATCGGGATGTCTTTGGTCGTATTCAAGATAACCGTGATGTCTATGCTGATGCAGAGCGTTATCGCTGGCTCAAGAGCGCATCATGGGATGTCGATCCTAAGATTGTTGCACCATCGGTGATTGCTTGTAATGGTGATATGTCGGAATGGCGTTGGATGATTGGTGAGGAAATTGATGCTGCTGTGGACAAGTTTATTGCGGAGGGAAAATGACTAAATACCCTTTAAGCGCAGAAGACTATGAGATGACTTGTCAAGAGATTGCTGACAAAATGGGTGTGTCTGTTTGTACGATTGAGTCGATACAACAAAGAGCCATCATTAAGTTGCGTAAACGCTGTCAAGAGCGTGGTATTACGTTTACTGATCTTGTGGAGAACTTAAGTCAATGAGTTTTACAATCTATGAACCCAGTGGCACAATGTTTATTCAATGGTTCTTTAATATGGATGAACTTATTAAATCAATGTTAAAAAACCCTAACAATGTATATCATAGGAATGAATCATGAGCAAGAATGTGAAAGTTGATGGATTTGTGTGGATTGCGGAGAATGGCGCAGTGGATTACGGATTCTTCTTTGGTGATGCCGATGAACCTGTGCAGTTCACTACTACGCTCAAGAAACTTATCAGGGATACACTTGAAGCGTACAAGGTCCTTGGCACAGACGTTATAGCGCATTATCATGTCGAAGACTGTGAGCAACTTGTAAAAGCTCTGCAAAATGCACAGTATATGATTCAACACGAACTGAAAAGGATTGAAAAAAATGACTAAACCTATGGCACGAATTGGAAACAGAATAGTTAATCTAAACAATGTTACCTACATTATTGACCGTACCGTTCACTTCAATGACGGGACAACATGGGTTGCACTTGAGCCGGAACTGCAGGAACTGTTTGAAGCTATGTTTGAAACTGCAAGGGCTGCACCTGAGCCCGTTACAGCTAAGCAAGAACCTAAAAAGAAAGTGACTAAGAAGTAATGAAATGGAGCGGCACTATCCTCTGTCTGATTGGTATTGGCTTGACTAGCTTAAACATCTTTCCATTAAACTTGTGGTTCGGGTTTATTGGTAGTGGCTTATGGGCTTGGTCAGGAATACAACAGAAGGATTATGCTTTGTTCACAGTAGAAGCAGTTGCAGTAGCGATGTACTTAGGGGGCTTGATTAAATTATGCGTATAGTACTCGACATAGAGACCAATAGCACCCACGATAAGATTTGGTGTGTTGTGTGTCGTGACATTGACAAAGACGTTGTCTCTACGTTTGTGCAACCAGCCACACTGCAAGACTTTATTAACAACTGCGAAAGCATTGTTACGCATAACGGTATCTTCTTTGATTTCCATGTATTAAAGAAGGTTTGGGGAATCACGGTAAAGAAGTCACAGATAATAGATACGCTGGTGTTATCTCGTTTGTATAACCCTAGCATAGAAGATGGACACTCGCTAGAGGCTTGGGGCGAGCGTTTAGGACACTACAAAGCACCGTATAAAAAAATATGGTCTTGGCTTACTGAAAAACCTTTAATTGTTGAAGACGAAAAAGGTAAGAAAAAAGACCAAAGTAACTTAGCGTTTGATGAACCTGTTATGTCAGCGCTATTGTGGTACTGTGTTCAAGACACAAAAGTAACAGCAGAACTTTATAAACACTTAACTAAGGAAATGCAAAATGACTTCTCAAAAGAAAGCATCGACCTCGAACACCAAGTCGCAATCATCATCGCCGAGCAAGAGCGAAACGGCTTTAAACTCAATCAGGCATCAGCTTTATCTCTCTTGGCTGAACTTAAAACTAAGCTGGATATTATTCAAGTTGAAATGGAAACCCTCTTTCCGCCAGTCG